CCGGGTAACGCGCGACCACAAAGTTTTTCTAGCGACAGAACATAAGGAGGCATTTCGTTTTATTATGAAAATTCAAGACGTTAACATTGAGACTATTATTCCATATGCAAAAAACCCACGACAAAATGATGAAGCTATAGTTAAAGTTGCAAGTTCATTAAAGGAGTTTGGTTGGAGGCAACCTATTGTAGTAGATAAGGAAATGGTGGTTATTGCAGGTCATACAAGGTTAGGTGCTGCAACTAGATTAGGCTATAAGAAAGTGCCAATACATATCGCAACTGATCTCACAGACAATCAAATAAAAGCATATAGGATCGCAGATAACCGAGTTGGTCAAGAGGCGAAATGGGATGAAGATTTATTATCTCTTGAATTAAAAGATTTAGAAATTGATGGTTATGACTTAGAGCAGACTGGTTTTAACGATGAAGAACTAGATGCATTGTTAGCTGAAGCAGTTACAGAGGGTCTAGTTGATGAGGATCAAGTGCCACCAGAACCAGAGGAAGCCACATCTGTTTTAGGTGATGTTTGGTTGTTAGGTAATCATAGAGTTATGTGTGGTGATAGCACTAGTATAGATGACTTAGATTTATTAACTGAAAATCAAAAAGCTGATATGGTATTTACTGATCCACCATATAATGTTGCTTTTAATGGTAGGTCTGGAAAATTTGATGTTATATTAAATGACAACTTATCTAGTGTAGATTTTGAAGAATTTATTAAAAATTGGTTGCAAGTATTTTATATGCATAAAACTAATTCATATTATATTTGTTGTAATTGGGCATTTTATGGAATCTTACAAAAAGAGTTAAATCCAAAAACTTGCATAGTTTGGGCAAAAAATGTTTTTGGTCTAGGTAAAGGATATAGACATCAACATGAATTTATTTTGTTTGATGGTTTAATTGATCCATCAATAACTAATGAAAGTGATTTATGGCAAATTAAAAAAGATTCTAAATATCAACATCCAACACAAAAGCCGACTGCATTAGCTGAAAGAGCAATTAATAATAGTACAAAAATTAATAATATAATTTTAGATTATTTTGGTGGTTCTGGTTCAACATTAATAGCTTGTGAAAAAACAAATCGTAAAGCTAGGTTAATGGAACTTGATCCTAAATATGTAGATGTGATTGTTAAGAGATGGCAAGACTTTACAGGTAAAAAAGCAACACACGAAAAAACAAATAAAACTTTTGATGAAATGAAAAATGGCAGCAACAACATTTCCACTTGATACAATATCTAAATTATTAGATTTAACTCCTAGACGTGTTCAACAATTATCAGCAGAGGGTATTATTCCAAAAGCAGAACGTGGTCGCTATGAATTAGTCCCGGCAGTACAAGGTTATATAAAATTTTTAAAGGAACGATCTATTAAAGCTGATGCAAGTGGTGATGATTATAATGCTCATAGAACTAGATTAACAAAAGTTCGTGCTGATATGGCAGAAATAGAAAAGGCACAAATAGAAGAACAGTTAATACCATCTAGTGATGTTGAAAATGCTTGGTTAGAGGTAAGTCAAAATATGCGCCAAAAATTATTAGCATTTCCACAAAGAGTTTCGCCAGAGGTATATGCTGCTGAAAAATTAGTAGAAGTAAAAACTATTTTAAAAGATCATATTTATGATGCACTACAGGAAATAGCAAATGTCGAAGTCAAAGTTACAAAGCCAATCAGATCACACGACTCTGATGAAGATAATGCAACAGACGTTGCAAGCAATGAAGCCACCACCAAATCTAAAGATAGACGAGTGGGCAGACAAGCATAGAAGATTATCTCCAGAGAGTTCAGCAGAACCCGGTTTATGGTCTACTGATAGGGCATCTTATCAGCGAGGCATGATGCAAGCTATAAGCGATCCTAGAATTGAAAACATTGTTTTTATGACAGGCGCACAAATAGGTAAAACTGAAATAATTAATAATTCAGTTGGTTATTATGTATCACAAGACCCATCACCTATGCTTGTAGTACAACCAACATTAGAACTAGCTAAAATGTGGTCTAGCGATAGATTATCACCTATGCTTAGAGATACACCTATTTTAAAGAATCTAGTTAAAGACCCACGTTCAAGGGATAGTGGCAACACTTTATATCAGAAACAGTTTCCCGGAGGTTACATTGCAATAGTGGGTGCAAACTCTCCATCTGGGTTAGCAGCTAGACCTATTAGATGTGTATTTTTAGATGAGGTTGATCGTTATCCTGCATCTGCAGGTTCAGAGGGTGATCCAATCGAACTAAGTAAAGCCAGAACTAAAACATTTACATATAATCGTAAAATTATAATGGTATCAACACCAACAAATAAAGGTGCATCTAGGATTGAAAATGCTTTTGAAGAAAGTGATAAACGATTTTATTATGTTCCTTGTCCAGATTGTAAGCATGAACAAAAGTTAATATGGTCTAATGTTAATTGGGAAGAAGATAAACCAGAGACTGCAAGCTATATTTGTGAGGAATGTGGCTCTGCTTGGGATGATGCAATGCGATATAGAGCAATAAAAAATGGTAATTGGGTAGCTACAGAAGATTATAATGGTACTGCAGGTTTTCATATTAATGGTATTTATTCACCTTGGACACCATTATCAGAAGCAGTTAAAGGTTTTTTAGTTGCTAAAAAGATGCCAGATACCTTGCGAGTGTTTGTAAATACTTATTTAGCTGAAACGTGGGAAGATCAAGGTGAACGTGTAGATGATTATGCAGTT